GAGGCATAAATATACAATTAGATATAAATATATATAACACAAAATAAAAAGACTATCAAGTAAAAACCTGATAGCCTAAGGTATTCTATTATGAATCGTCACCCGTGTGCAGATGACTAATCGCTTATGAATGAATAATTAGGTCATGAAATGAACCCTGACTCTTCAAACATCCTCGATGGGAACTCATAACATCTTCAATTGAAAGGTAGAAAAAACCATTTAGAGTCATCAACAGAACTTTCTTTTGAAGGAGCAGCGACTAACTACAGTATACACCCAGGATTGATATAATTAAACATATTATGATATATAAATATATATCCTATGAATGCGAAAAAAAGAAAAAGAAAAGAACCAAAAGAAAAAGAAATATATATTAAGTAAATAAGTA